AAATCTTGCCGCACTAGGATGACAATGGAAACAGTAGAACGCTTTAAGAATAAAGAAAAGTTCTACATCCCTTGGTCTTTTGATTACAGAGGAAGAATCTACCCTATACCTGCATTCCTAACACCTCAAGACACCGACTGGGGTAAGAGTCTTATTCGCTTCGCTGATGAATCCTTCATGGATGAAGAGGCAGAGAGATGGATAAGGTTCCAAGTTGCCACTACATATGGATTAGATAAAGAAACATTAAGTGATAGATTACATTGGACATATGAAAATGAGGAAATCATCACAATCATCGCTGAAGATCCAATAGGCTACGTACATGAGTGGGAAGGAGCTGAGGAACCTTGGCAATTCCTAGCAGCATGTGATGAAATGTATCACTGTGTTATAAAGAGAGATCGAATTAGTACTGGCTTACCTATAGCTATAGACGCTACATGTAGTGGTCTACAAATACTAGCAGGTCTTGCTAAAGATAAATCAACAGCTCAACTTGTCAATGTATTACCATCAGATAAACCGCAAGATGCTTATAAAGTAATAGCTGAAACATCTAAACCAAATATACCTCTAAAGCTACGCCCTGACTGGGATCGTAAATGTACAAAGCGTACAGTAATGACGATACCATATAATGCAAAACCATTCTCGAACCGTACCTACATTAGAGAAGCTTTAAAGGATAAAGATATAGAGATTGATAAGGAAGATTTAACTCAAACAGTTAAAGCTGTTAGAGATGCTATGAATGTCATAGTACCTGGCCCTATGAGGGTTATGAAATGGATAGAAGATGAGGTTAGTAAGGCTATTAAGCGTGGAGCTACTGAACTTGAGTGGGTAACACCATCAGGTTTCATTGTATCTCAACAGATATTCAAGAAAGAATATGAACGTATAACCTTACAAGTCTTAGGTCAATGTAATATGAGGGTGTCTACTGGAGATACAGGGACGGTAGATAAAGCTAGACATAAGGCTGCTACTGCCCCTAATCTTATACATTCATTAGACGCTTCTCTTTTATGTCTATCAGCTTTAGACTTTAACAATCCAATAGCTTTGATACATGATAGTGTCTTATGTAGAGCTACTGATATGACTGAGTTATCTAAAATTGTCAGAGAGAAATACATGCACCTGTTCGCAGAGCATGATTACCTAACAGATTTCGCTAACCAAATAGGTGCGGAAACTGAACCACCGATTATTGGCGACCTTAAACCAGAGTCAGTAATTGAATCCACTTACTTTTTTTGTTAATGAGAAACATCCACGTCACACCTGATCCCGTTGTACTAGAGGGGTATCAGGCTGTAATGAAGCCAAGTCAGTACGGCTATAGCTTGAGAGCTGTAGTAGGTAAGGACTTAATAGATAAACTAGAAGAAGAAAGAGTTGATGCTTTAAAGTGGGCTGAGTCTAAACTCAAGAACCCTAAAAGATCATCTCTAAAACCAGAACCTTGGGAGGAAGTATCCGATGGAAAATACATCATCAAATTCTCTTGGAGTGAAGACAAAAGACCACCAGTGGTCGATACAGAAGGTACTCCTATTACTGACGCTAATACTCCTGTCTATGCAGGAAGTACTGTCAAACTTGGATTCATACAGAAGCCTTATCTACTCAGAGACGGTATCTCGTATGGCACCTCTTTAAAGTTATCAGGTGTACAGATCATCACCGTACAAGGCGGTGCAGGGGTCGATACAGGCGACTTAGATCAAGCAGGTGTAGCTGAACTATTTGGGAAAACAAGTGGCTACAAAGCTAATGAACCTAACGTAGAGGCAGCTGGTACACCTAGCTCAGTAGAAGATGACTTCTAATGTTCAAATCAGAACTAGAAGAGAAGGTATCAGATTTATTATGTGAATTGGGTATTGACTATGAATATGAACCAACTCAAGTCTCTTATACAATCTCGCACCTTTACCGTCCAGACTTTCTACTCCCTAATGGGGTCTATTTAGAAACAAAAGGATATTGGCCAAGTAGCGAGAGAAGAAAACAAAAAGCTGTAAAGGAGCAGAATCCAGACTTAGATATAAGGATGGTCTTTCAAGCTCCTTACAACAAGATCTCTAAGAAATCTAAAACTACATACGCCAAATGGTGTGAGCGTTACGAAATACCTTGGACCAGTTGGCACAACATACCAATGGAATGGCTCATATAGAGAGCGAATTTGTTAGGCATACAGCATGTGAGAATTGTGGCTCATCGGACGCTAAAAGCGAGTACTCCGAT